ATCTGGATGCTGTCTGCGGTGAGGATGAGGTGGACGAGGATGAGTGAGATGCTGACCGGTCCCAAGAAGATCGTTGATGGGCTGACGGAGGTGTTCCGTGGCCTGACCCAGATGTGCGAGGGGATGGCAGAGCAAATCGAACTCCTGGAGTTCACTTCTGAGGATGCGGAGGACGAGGATAAGCTGCTCCCTCCGGCCAAGCTCCCGCCCGTGGACACAGCACCAAAGGTGCAGGACGTTCCGCATCCTCGCAAGAAGCCGGTAAAACGTCCTCGTAAGCAGGAGGACACTCCGCCTGCGGTGGAGGAACATCCCAAGGAACCTGCCGAAGAAGCTCCTGCAGAGGAAAACTCTGCCGCAGATGAGGCAAAGGAGAAGCTGGCCGACTTCCCGGTTGATCCGGCGGATGACCTGCCCTTTGATGTGGATACCGGCCAAAAAGCTGAACCCGAACAGCCTGCCGTGACTATCTCCAAGGATGAGATCACGGCGGTCATCGTGGCAAAGATCAAGCAGAAGCGCAGCAACAACGAGAAAATCGGTCAGTTGCTGAAGACTTACGGTGTGGGCCAGCTTTCTGAACTTCCGGCATCCAAGTACGAGGCATTCCTCGCAGACATCTCCCAGCTGTAACGGAGGTGTCTCATGCCCGAAGTTCACGCGATCCTCTCTGCGTCCAGCTCCAAGAGATGGCTCAACTGTACGCCATCGGCTCGGCTGGAGCAGAACTTCCCCAATGAATCCTCGGTGTATGCCGAGGAGGGAACCGCCGCCCATGCACTGGGCGAGTACAAGCTCCGCAAGTATCTGCATGAGCGAGTCAGGCGGCCGACCTCCGAGTTCGATAACGAGGAGATGGATGCGAACACCGACATCTATGCAGAGTTCATCATCACGACCGTGGAGAAGATCAAGGAGACTTGCCCACATCCGCTGGTCATGGTAGAGGAACGACTGGACTACAGCTATCTGGTTCCGCAGGGATTCGGTACAGGCGACTGTGTCATCATCGCAGACGGAACCCTATACGTCATGGACTACAAAAACGGAAAAGGCGTGTTTGTCAGCTGTGACCACAACCCACAGATGATGCTCTACGCCCTCGGTGCTTACCACGCCTATGGGTATCTGTACAGCATCACCAAGGTGTCCATGACCATCATCCAGCCCCGGCTGGAAAACATCTCGACGTTTGAATGCAGTGTGGAGGAGCTGCTGGACTGGGCAGAAACCTATGTCCGCCCCAGAGCAAAGCTCGCCTTTGAAGGCAAAGGTAAGCAGGTTCCCGGCGACTGGTGTCGGTTCTGTCGTGCCCGTACTTCCTGCAAAGCCTGTGCTGCTGAAGCAATGGCACTGGTCAAGACCGAGTTCCTTGATCTGGATGCCGGTGTGCTGGCAGATGAGCAGGAAGAAACGGATGCCACTGCATCCTACGACCCGGACACCACAGCACCGACCTTTAAGTCCCCGGCACTTCTGTCCAAGGCGGATATCGAGAAGATGCTTCCCACGTTGAACCGCATTGAATCCTGGATCGAAGCCATCTTCGCTTATGTCAGCTCCGAGGCTATCAACCACGGTGTCTGCTGGGATGGCTACAAGGTGGTGGAGGGCCGCAGCAAGCGGCAGTTCCTTGACCTGAAGGCGGTGGCAACCGCAGCCACACAGGCAGGCTACAACGACATCTACAAGACCGAGATGATCTCCTTGACCGAGTTTGAAAAGCTCATGGGAAAGAAGAAATTTCAGGAGGTCCTGGGTGAATATGTCGTGAAACCGCCCGGTAAGCTGGCACTTGTTCCAGACTCAGACCCCAGACCGGCAGTTGATCTCGATACTGCCGCAGACGAATTTACACTACTCGAATAAAACATAATGGAGGATTACAAATCTATGGCTACTGCAAACAAGACTATGAGCGCGACCAAGGTCGTCATCCCTTGCCGCATTTCCTTTGCCAACATCTTCGAGCCCAAGAGCATCAACGGCGGTGATGCGAAATATTCCGTTTCCTGCCTGATCCCCAAGGCGGACAAGAAAACCCTGCTGGCGATCCACAAAGCTGTGGAGGCCGCCAAGGAGGATGGCAAGACCCGTAAGTGGGGCGGTAAGATTCCGCCTAACCTCAAGATGCCCCTGCGTGATGGTGACATCGACCGTCCGGACGATGAAAACTATCAGGAGCATTTCTTCCTGAACGCGACCAGCAAGGACGCACCGCAGGTGGTTGACCGCCATGTGCAGCCTGTGACCGACCCCATGATGGTCTACTCCGGCTGCTACTGCAATGTCAGCGTCAACTTCTACGCCTTCAACGCCAACGGCAATCGTGGCGTGGCGGCTGGTCTGGGCAACATCCAGTTCGTCAAGGATGGCGACCGCCTGTCTGGTCGTGCCTCTGCGGATGCAGACTTCGATGCACTGGAGGATGACGAGGAAGTCCTCGGCGACGACTCCGGTGAAGAACTGCCCGACTACCTGCGCTAAGTACACATCGACCGGGAGGGAGCTTCGGCTCCCTCCTTTTTACATGGAAAAAAACGAGGTGATGCACTTTGAAAGAAACACTGATTGATATTGAAACCTACTGCGAGGCTGACATCAAGAAATGTGGTCTGTACCGATACGTTTCAGACCCCAGCTTCGAGATCCTGCTCATTGCATGGGCAACGGATGAAGGCGAGGGGTTCGGAGAAACGAAGCTGGCTGACCTTGCATCCGGGGACCCATTCCCGCAAGAGCTACTGGACGATTTCAAGGACAGCAATGTGACCCTGATCGCTCACAATGCAGCTTTCGAGCGTGTGAGCTTTTCCCGCTATCTTCAGCAGCACTATCCCGGCCAGTATCTCAAACCCGGCACATTCCTGTCGCCGGACAACTGGATCTGCACCATGGTCATGGCGGCATCGCTGACCCTGCCCATGGCTCTGAAAGACGTCGGCGAGGTCTTGAGAACCACACAGCAAAAGGACGAGGAGGGCAAACGGCTCATCAAGCTGTTTTCTGCGCCCTGCAAGCCGACCAAGTCCAACGGCGGGAGAACCAGAAACCTCCCGCACCACCTCCCGGAAGACTGGGCGAAGTTCAAGTACTACTGCATTCAGGACGTTAACACAGAGGCGGACATCTACAAGCGTCTGAAACGCTTCCCGATGCCTGACCGGGAGTGGCATCACTACAGGGTGAATGAGCGTATCAACGACCGTGGCGTAAGGATCGACACGAAGCTGGTCCGGCAGGCCATCACCTGCGATTTGCTCCTGTCGGATGCCATGACTACGAAAGCGTATGAGTTGACCGGGCTGGAGAACCCGAATTCCGTGTCCCAGCTCAAGACCTGGCTGGATGAGCGCGGTATCTCGATGGACACGCTGGGCAAGAAGAATGTCACTGAGATGATTGGCGAGTTGGACAAGAACGGCGTGGATGCCGAGGCAATGGATATCCAGACCCCACGGCAGATGCCGCCATCGGTCATGTGCTGTTGGAGGAACGCAGAAAGAAAAAGAAGAAACGTCCGCGCACTGGCGTGTGGCGGGCAGAGGAGGGGAAGCAGAGTGAGGGAGAGTGAGGTCGAGCACCAGTTCGTGGAAGCCGTGAGAGCCGCCGGAGGGCAGGCTCTTAAATTTACCAGTCAGAGCATGAACGGTGTGCCGGACAGACTGGTCCTGCTGCTGGGCGGTAAGTGTGCCTTTGTGGAGCTGAAAGCCCCCGGTAAGCAGATGCGGCTGTTGCAGCGCAAGCGCCGGCAGCAGCTTGAAGCACTGGGCTTTCCGGTGTTCTGCGTAGACCGCCCGGAGCAGATCCAGCCTGCCATTGATGCACTTGTCCATTGGAATCCCGGTGAACCCATTCCACAGGGCATCGGGGCGAGGATTCCTGATATGCCACAGGTAACTCTGCCGGAAAGCGAGGTGATGCCCAAATGAAGTTCATTCCGCATGATTATCAGAGATACTGCACGGAGTATATCAAGACCCATCCCATTGCAGCTCTTTTCCTGGATATGGGCTTGGGCTGAGGAAAAACCGTCATCACCCTTTCCGCAATCCAAGACCTCATGCTGAACACATTTGAGGTCAACAAGGTTCTCATCATTGCGCCGCTGCGTGTCGCAAGAGACACATGGCCGGCTGAGATCGAGAAGTGGGATCACCTGAAAAATCTGGACATTTCAATCGTCGTGGGCGATGTGAAGACACGCATCGCCGCCGTCCATCACCCAGCTATGATCTATGTGGTCAACCGGGAAAACGTCAAGTGGTTGGTGGAGTACTACGAGAAGAACGGAATGCGCTGGGACTTCAGCATGGTCGTGATCGATGAGTTGTCATCCTTCAAGAACTATCAGTCCCAGCGTTTCAAATTCTTGCGCAAAGTCCGCCCGTATGTGAAACGCTGGGTCGGACTGACCGGCACACCGTCTTCCAATGGCCTCATGGATCTTTGGAGTGAAATCGGAATTCTGGATGGAGGAGAGCGTTTGGGCAAGTTCATCGGCCGCTACCGTGAAGCCTATTTCAAGGCAGTGTCCATGAATCCGTCCAGTGGCGTGGTCTTCCAGTACAAGCCAAAAGAGGGAGCCGAGGAGCTGATCTACCAGCGTATATCGGATATCACCATCTCCATGAAGGCTCTGGACTACCTGAATATGCCGGACTGTATCCCTACCCGGTATGAGGTGGAGATGAACGCAGACGAGCGCAAGCTCTACGATATGCTCAAGCAAGACCTCCTGATCCCCTTGAAGGACGGGGACATAGATGCTGCCAACGCTGCATCGCTGACTGGAAAATTGTTGCAGATGAGCAATGGCGCGGTCTATGACGAGAACGGCAAAACGCGAATCCTGCATGACCACAAGCTGGAGGCACTGGAAGACCTCATCGAAGCTGCCAATGGACAGTCGGTGCTGGTGGCCTACTGGTTCAAGCATGACCGGGAGCGCATCATCAGCCATCTGACGAAGCTCAAGATCCCGGTGCGTGACATCAAGACCAGCGATGACATCAAGGATTGGAATGCCGGCAAGATCCCGGTTGCCCTGATCCACCCGGCATCGGCTGGACATGGCCTGAACATCCAGCAGGGCGGACACATCCTGATTTGGTTCGGTCTGACATGGAGTCTCGAACTCTACCAGCAGACCAATGCCCGCCTCTGGCGGCAGGGCCAGACACAGGTGGTCACCATCCACCACATCATCACAAAGGACACAGTGGACGAGGATGTGATGGCAGCCTTGGAACAGAAAGACATGACACAGGAAAAGCTGATTTCTGCCGTCAAAGCACGGCTGGAGGAATGAGAATGGATAAGATTTTGTTTTTGAACGAGAAAGACCGCAATACTGGTCTGAGCCTTGAACACAGCGATTACCGCTATAAAACTGCCAAGCCGGTGGCAGCAACCAAACTTTCGTGCTTATATTGACTACAAAATTAGCACGAAAGTTTGTGAGGATAAAGAAGAATCCCGTCCAGCAAGTGCTGGGCGGGAAAATACTGTGATAGACAGTCCTATTCGATTTCAACATCTTCAAAACCAACAAGGTCATCTTCAGTGATACCGAGACGTCGAAACAACTCTTCTTCGGAAATAAAGGGAGACGCAGCTTGTTTTAGAGAATTGATATCGTTTATAAAGACATTGTGGCTGGCCAAAATTAATTCAGCGTCATCAACAACATGATAATAGCTGTATGTACAGAGCAAGTCGTAACATTCGGAGATATATCCGAGTATATCGTACTTTTTGAATAGTTCAGCACATTCGATAGGTGAAATATGCCATCTGGTCTGTGCTATGCGAAAAACCCAGCATTGCATATCTGCTATGTCAATTTCTCTTTCGGTCATGCGGAACTCCTATGCAGAAGCAGAATCGGTGGGCTTGCGAGTATCTTCAAAGACATTGCGGAGATAATCAGGGCCCTCCATCCAAAGACCAGTGGAGTAATCGAACAGCTCCTTATAAGCAGGAGAGCTCGAAAATTCAAAGAAAGCCTGATTGAAGGGAACACCTGTTTCGGCGCAGTAATCTTCGAGCATTGCTCGCATGACATTTACAGCACAGGTTTCGCGCTGTTCATCGCTGATATTATAGGTGCTTGAAGTCATAGAGATCACTCCTTACAAATTCGAGGGATTGGATTGCCTTTTCGTTGCAGAAACAGAACTGGTCTTCCAGACGATTCGGCAGTAGTGCTTTGATAGCAAAGCTATCGGCGTCTTCGGAGCCTGGCTCGCCATAAGCGCGCGTGGTGTAAAGCTGCAAGGTACGAGCAGTTTGATCATCGGCTATTTTCCCACCGATGATATCAAACTTGGCATACCGTTCCTGGACATCCGGGAACAATGTTCTTCTACGGTTTGAAGCCACAAAATGCAGCCAATTCCTATCCGCAGCGTTGAATAAGTGAATAGCAATGTCAGGATTCATATGAAGTTTGAAAACAGAAATGTAACCAATCGTTGTGCCAGTAGGCAGTCTTTCCTCGTTGACTTGTTTGTTCACGGACAGCGGAACAAAACCTTGAGCCTGCTTGTAGGAGCTTGTGACGTAGAAACCGCGTCCGAAATCTTTTCCTTGCTTGCATTTGTTAAGATCGATTTCGGACACCTGTGTGAAACTACCGTGATAGAGGAGCATTCCATTTGTTAATGTCAGCATACGGAAACACCTCGATTCTTAAGCATTTCCTCGACATCGTCCAAGGCGCACTCATAGCTGCTCAAATGGAGAAAATCATAGCATCTGGCAATAAATCCAAACACATCATTATCCTGAAATATCTTCGTGCAGGCTTCGGGAGACTTTTTCCACTTGGCTTGAGCCATACGGAAAACCCAGCACTGCATATCCGCAATGTCAATTTGATGTTCACTCATAGGGCGTACCTCCTTTGAGTACAATTTCTCAATTTAAGTATAGCTCTTTTTCCGGCTCATATCAACGATAGAATTGTAAATTTTTAAGCCCACATAAGAAGTAACTCACGAGTTACTTTCCTACGAGTATCATATTTCTCTCGGCCTATTCGCCTTGTGCGGATGGGCCTTTACTTATGCCCCGAAGGAGGTGGTTTTTCGCATGGCATCCAGAATCGCAGGCATCACCGTTGAGATCGGCGGCGACACTACAAAATTATCTAAGGCACTGGAAGGTGTTAACAAGTCCATTAAAACAACGCAGGCTGGGCTCAAGGATGTTAACAAGCTCCTCAAATTGGACCCCTCCAATACCGAGGCAGTCACCCAGAAGCAGCGGATGCTGAAGGATGCCATTGAAGCCACCAAGGAAAAGCTAACCACCTTAAAGACAGCGGCAGAGCAGGCAAACCAGCAGCTTGCGGACGGCAAGATCACGCAGGAACAGTACGATGCACTCCAGCGTGAGATTGTGGAAACGGAGCAGAACCTCAAATCCCTGCAGGAACAGGCGGCGGTCACCAATGCGACCTTGCCTTGTCCTTCTGCAACTTCTTGATTGGGGCATCGAAGTCAACGGAAGTGGTGGCGCGGTTCTTGCTTCCTTTGGTTCTGGGCATAGGATGATACCTCCCGAAAGTACATGATATTAGATTAAATAGTTTCAAAGTCTGTCGGAATATCCAACAGCCACAAATAGACATACAAACCGTTGCCCGTCTCCGTTACCATCTTGACTTGTGCTGCGGTGGGACTGCGGGCGACAGCCGCGCGCAACCGTTGAAAAATTCCCATGTGGGCATCCTCCGATCAAATCATAGTTTTGTAATCATCCTGTCTGTCTTGGAATACTACGAAAGCATCCAGCAGAGCGGCCAGACCGTCAATGCGCTTGCGCGCCTTGCTGGTTTTGTTCGGCTTGATGTTGCCGTTTTTATCTTCCACAATGCCCGTGTTGGCAAGGCACCATTTCAAGACAGGGTTATTGTTGTAAATGATAAGTTTGCTATCAAAATCAGCACCTAACTGCTTCATGGGTAGCGACAGTGTTTTCATGGTCTGCTGCACGGGTACGAACACGCCCTTGCCGAAGGTGTCCTGCATTTCGTCTACCCAGTAGCTTGCAGACCATGTGACGGCTTTCACGTCCTTTTCTGTGTAGCCACGGTCAAACAAGCTGTACACCTGTTTTCTTGTCTGCTTATCGCCCTGCATATTGATACCAGTAAATGCTTGCAGCAAGGCCATAATGCGGGTGCAGCTTTCCCGCCTGTTTTCAACAGACTTTTCAACAGCCGATTTCTGGGGAAGATTATGTTGGGGGTTTATTTCATTTTGTCTAATATAATCTTCTGTGCAGAAACTCGGTTTCTGTTGTTCGTTATCTGGGTTTTTGTATGCGGTTTCTCCGTTTTTGTGTACGAAAACTAAACCGGCGCGGGGTGTAACCTCTAAAAGCCAGTATTCAACAATAATCGGTATTTCGCCTGTACGCCGTGCGATGCCGTCCAGATAGCGGCTTTGTATCGCCCGAGAAGTTAATATTCCGTCCGTTGTAAATAAGGCTTTGTCGAAAAGTCCTAAAGACACGCACAGATCAACGATTGCCCGAACTTGGGTTGACTTCAACCCGCCGCCCAGCTTGCGCGCTGTCGATGCGGCGTTGTCATATCCCCAGCGGTAGAAATAACCATCGGTGGCGTAGGCTTTTTGGCACAGGGCAAAGTAGACATAAAAGCCCGCCGGGCCTTGTGCATCAATCAAGTTGTCAATAGAGGTGTCGTTTTCGAGAACGTCCACATCCCACGTCGAATAGTTCAGATTCCGCTTCGGCGGTCTGCCCATTCGTAATACCTCCGTGGGTGGATGTTACCCGCAAAACGCGCCGTCAGCGTCATACAGCGCAGGATTCGCGCGGCGGTCACTCCATCCGTACTTGATGCCGGCTTCAACAGCAGCGACCTGCGCGGGCGTGGCCGCGCCGTAACACTGATTCATGGTGCGGCATACCGTGCGACGAATTGCCAGTAGTGCGGCATCCTCTGCATCCACTGCGCAGAGCGGCGCACCTTTCACGCAATAGTAGGTATTGTCACCGGGGTAGACCTTGGCGGGCCGTCCGCAGTCGTATGGGTTGGGAACATAGGCGAACATCGGCATTCCGGGAAACACACTGGGGAACATATCGCCGATGCAGGCTTTCGGGGTTTTGGTGGTGGTGTCCATCTTTCAATCCTCCTGTTTGGTTTTTCTTCCTGCCTTGGCTTCATGCGGCGTTTGGCAGTTCATATAATGCCGGTCTTTCCCGGCTGTCAGCTATGAAAAAGTATGGAGAGAAAAAGGAGCAGCGGGCCGTCAGAATCGAACTGACCGATGCTGTGAAATCTGCGCCAGCACCCGCACATGTACCCGGCAGGCGCGAACAGGTTTGCCCGCCGGGGGATGTGGTAAAATCCCACTTAGGTGTCCGGCACCTCTGCGCGGCAGATCAGCGGCCCGCGCAGTGCCCGTTCAGTCGTTCGCACCCCTTTCTGCAAGGTGCGTTCGACTGCTGGCAGCGGTCAGTTCTGCGCCGATACCGCCAAACGCGCATAGAGTTGTTATTGACGACACATTTCACAAGCCTTGTAGTTCTCGGTGTACCGCACGGCGTTTGCACTTTGGACAGCCTGCGAAAGAATTTCAATGCGGCTGTATCCAGAAATCTGAATGTGAAGGGACGAATAGCCGTTCTTGAAGTGCAGCACCATCCAACTGCCACAGCCAGCCGTGCAGCCACAGCCGTCCGAAATTGAGTATTCCAGTTTTTCAAATTCCGGCAAACTGATACGCAGCATTTCCGAAATACTACGCATGAAGTTTGTAGTCGGTGGGCATCCGTGGCACATAGCGTAGACAGCTTCAACAGCTGACGGCGGCATGATCTTTGCGGCGTGGTCTGCCTGTTCGGCTATGCTGGTGAACAAATCGGCAAGGGCCTGCGCCTTGGCGGTAAGCTGTTCTAATTTTTCGTTGGCTTCGTCAGTGTTCAGCGTGACGGCAATTTCGACTTCTTTATTCATTCTGTCCCTTTCTTTGTATCCGCCGGGGAACGGCCACGGCGCTTGATGTTCTGATCGACTGTCTGCTGTGCCTTGACGGCGCTGTAGACTTTACGCCCGCCGGGGAACCGTTCGTCGGTATATCCGCGCGGCAGTTCTCGGTAGATGGTCGCCAGCGAAACGCCAACGACGGATGCAATGTCAGACGGCGCAATGCCGCGCGCATATAGCTTTTCGATAAGTAGGCGGTCATCGTGGGTGAGATACCTATATTCGCGCACTACTGCACCTCGCTTTCGGTAAAAAAATAATGCGAAAAAGGCTTGAAACCTCTTTCGCATTTAATACTAATATTTTCATATATTTATAAAATTCGTACATTTCTATTGACATTCTCGGTGCAGTCGGTTATAATAATCAAGCTGATTCGAGACAGTCCGGTTGACCGGGTGTAGCGCAGTTTGGTAGCGCGCTTGAATGGGGTTCAAGAGGCCGTGAGTTCGACTCTCGCCACTCGGACCAAAGATGGCTGTCAGAAACAGCAAAAGCCGAGTCCTTTTGGGCTCGGCTTTTTTGTATATATAGATTTGCTCCAGCAGTAGGGGCCGGGCATGCCCGGCCCGCCACGTGAAAACAATCACCCCCTAACGGGTTACTGCCATAACGTAAAGGCACTTGCCCGTCAACAAGTTATTACCGCAAACCCGCGGGCCGGGCATGCCCGGCCCCTACAACGCAACAAAAAACAAAAAGCCGCTTACCTCAAACGAGATAAGCGGCTTTTGGCAGGGGTAGAAGGATTCGAACCCTCGGCACGCGGTT